CTATCTAATGTTGTGGTTGACCCAGAAGGATAAACTACAGAGTCATTTGGATGAGCATATGTTGTTGTGCCTGTAAGAGTAATAACCCCAGTTGATGTATTTCTAGCACTGTAAGTTAACTCTTCATACTGATTAGCCGCTCCAGTGTCTATACCTAACCTTAGTGTACCAGTAGCAGACAAAGCAGTTAATGCCGATCCTGCATCTACAGTAATGCTAGACGCACTTGCCAGTACAGCGCCATTTAAAGTTAAAGTGCTTTGCCTTGTAATATCAGTCCATGTAGTTCCTGAGTACACTGCAATATCTGTAGAGCCATAGGCTATCCAATAGTACAGCCCTGCCGCTGTTAGATATGGATGAATGTAATAAGGAGCAAACGGGCAAGTAGCCATAACTTCCTTGTAACCTGCAATCTTTTTTACACCGTTATCAAGGAATCTTACATTGTTTCCGTCAGACCATGCGCCTTGTGGAAGATTATAAGGAGGTATATCCTTTATAATCCCTACAGAGCCTACGTTATCAAAAGGTATTAGTGGCATTTATTCTGGTGGCGTGGGCCATGTAATGTTAAAAGGATCAGACTGATCTGTTATATTTCTTAAATTTTGCCTGTATAGTTCCCATTGACTTCTTTTGGCATCAGTCATTGGAACATCAGTTAAAACAGTCCAGTCACAAGAAACAAGTTTACCCTTGCGCTCTGCTTTTATTACGTTCCATTGTTCGGGGTCTTGCCCTGCCTGAACTGTTGACCATGCTGGTTTTTTTGATGAGTCGTTGTATACAACATTACTGTTGTAGTCAGACTCATTTTCTACTAATCCGTATATACCAAACCCTTCATTCGGAACTGCGGCCCAAAGAATGTTGCTAAGTGTTACATTATTCATTCTTCAATCTCCCAAACCATCATTGTTCCGTTATGAAAAGTGGTTCCACCTGCTGATGCTACGGGTTGTTTTGACCAAATATCAAAAGTATTTGAACCAACAGCACCAGCAGTATCAGGTCTATTTGCAGGTATTACTTTCCAAAGTCGTGAAAATCCAAATCCAAATTCTTCTGAAGATAATCCAGAATCAACTTTAGATTTAATATCGCCCACAAGAATGTTATCTGTAGTTCCAGTAATTAAAGTTCCAGAAGTATTTGCTAACTTTATATAAGTATATTGATGATCACTTCCACCATCCCATGATGAAAAAATATCATTCATTCCATCAACTTGAATATACAAATTAGAAGAAGCAGATAAACAAGTGTGAGCAATTGACCATCCTACATCTACATAAGTATCTGATCTAAACGTAGAGGTTGTTGCTTGAATAGCGTGGGTTGTTTTAAGAAGACTCCCACCTTCTAGCGCTCTTAAAATTATCCAATCACTGTTTGCTTCATTTCTTATTTTTAATAAATTATTTGTAGTGTCAAACCAAATTAGCCCTGCTGTAGTTGGACTAGGCGCCGAAGCAGAAGTATGAACACCATTTACGGCTTCATCAGCATTAGGAAATGTATTTTTTAAAACAGTTTTAATTAATCTAAGGTGATCGTCACCTTGACTAATTGCATCCGTACCTGTAGGGTTTGTTTTTACAAGACCACTAATAAATGTTGCGCTTTCTAATGCCATATCTTAACCTTTAGGGTACTTTGTTTTAACTGCCTGTCGCAGTCCTTCCAACATTGTGACAGATGCCATGCGTTCTTCTACTACACCTTCCCAGAGAGCAACGGTTAGTTCGTCAATGGATGGATACTCCGCTTGTCGATCACGTTGGTATTTCGTTGCTTCTTGTTCGGCTTGGAGTCGCGCTACTTCCTCATCGACAAGAGACTGAGTAATTGCAACTTGATTTCCGTAATCATCAAAACAGTCATTACCCCGAATCAATACAACTTGGCTATACAAGTTTGTTATTGCTATTTGTTCTTGTCTGGTCATGCGCCAATCTCCATCAAAGTAAATATTCCCATATCACCATCAGCATTAGCCCACGCCCCATCATCGTTACAGTTAAATTGCAACTTGTAAGTTGTTGCAGATGTGGTAGATGGAGAATCTAAATACTGTAATTGAGTCCAGTTTTGGCTTTGACGGTTTACTGACGATGGCCCACCAACATAAATAGCAGATTCAATTGGCCCGTAAATAATTGAGGAACTTTTTAAGATTTGTAAACCAACCTTGCCACCTCTGTCACTACTATTATCTTGACCAGTAGTTTTAATTTGCGCTAATACAAATACTTTTGATGAGGTTGCGCTAGGCGTAATCGCAAGCGTTAAGCCTGTGTCAGCAAAAGTTGCTGAAGTTGAATAAATTTCTGAAGGCCCAGTCATAGACAAAAATTGCAACACTTTGCCTGAACTTAAAGCACCCCAAGAAGTATCTGTTCCGTTTGTAGTTAAATACTTGCCTGATTGACCTGATACATTAGGTATAACAGCGGCAGTTGAGGTTGATGGAAAACTATTTTTAAGAACAGTTTTTACCATCCGAATGTGGTCATCACCTTCCCCTACTGGATCACCAACTACAGGATTAGTGTCAACTAATTGAGTAATATATGATGCTGTTTCTACTCCCATAGTAACCTCCTAGGCAGATGCGGCGGTAAGCGTAACAGTGACAGTAAGGGTATCACCAGAAATGACAGACCTAGTAGAGCCGAAGTCAACCACGCCGTATAGTGTTCCAGCAGTGCCTGACTTAGCAGAGTTAGAGTTAATAAAAGCGCCTGCTATTGTTGCGGTTCCGTTAATGCTATAAGTGGCAAGGTTTCCAGTATTGTCAATACTTCCTGAAGATGCAGTACCTAAAGTAAGAGTCTGACGCACTGACTGAGAGTAGGATACAATTTCAGCCCATCCAGAATGAGAAGCCATTGTGTCTCCTGCCGCCGCTGATCCTGCCCCTTTAAGGCCAACATACCATGCAGTTATCTGTGTTGCTCCATCTAGTGTGCTAGACAAAACATGATTTAAGCCTACCGTAGTAACAAGGTTTTTATTAATTTCTTTCCACTTCTCATTACCTTTTGAGTCGTAGCAGACAACCTCCCATACGTTTTTAAGACCAAGGTTCATATCTGTTTTATGTTTCATTTTTAAGCCTCCATCAGACTTTAGTGTTGGATTAATATTCAATTTGGATACTCCACTTTTGTCCATACTGTTGTAGGATCACTTTCATCACTCCATAAAAATAAGTTAGATGATGAAACCTCTACTGTAGAGCCTATAGTAATAGAGTCTGCATGGTTAGTATTGTTTACATAAGTGACACTAATAGGAATTGTTACGACTCCTACCGCAGTTAATGCTAAACTTGAGGTATAGTCTTGAGTTAAAGCAAATGACGCTTGAGCGTCAAAAGTAAAACCTCCTGCGCTGGTGTATCCGTTTTGCACTCCAAATGATATTACTCCTGAAGTGGCTAAAGTTGACGCGTGAACCTTTCCCATATTATTAGTAAAAGACGCAGAAGATGAGAGGGTTGCTGAATTTATTTGGCTATACCCGCTAGTTACACCAAACGCGAAAGAGTTGGCTTTAGCAGGGCTATTCCAATTAATACCAATGTTAGACCAATAAATTGGTGAACTGGCTTCAGCCCACGTTATAGGGGCTGTCATGGATACCCGCTAGTATTCATTACTCTTAACGCTGAACCAGAGTGTCTGTCTTTATTGTCTTGTTCTTGTATGTCTGCAATAGACTGTTGAAATGCTGTAGCCCATAACTGCACTCTAGGGTCATTCATAATAAATGGCTCCGCTTCTAGCATAGCACCATACAGATATACATCAGGAGCATTAGTAATAACCCAGTTAGTAGTTACAGTGCCGCTAAGATTCTCAAACCTTTCATAAAACAACATTTCTACAGTTTGTACTGTATCTGGCGTTGGGCCTAACTGAAGTTCATTAGCAATAATAGTATAAAACTTGGGAGTGCCATTAGAAGAACCGCCATATAAGCGGTCAAATATTTCAGGTGTGACATATTGCATTGGGGTTACAGGAGATGTATTAATTTGCAAATTACGCATTTGTAAAAACCTAGAAGGCAGTGCTAGGCTCTGTTGTCCTGATACAGTAGATGCGGTTTGTTTAGACTCCATAGCGCGAATACGGAGTAGGCGATTAAACCTAGACTCCGCTAATGCTATAAACTCTGGTATACGATCAGTCAGATCATCACGATCCAACCAGTTTGCTACAGCAGTTTTAAGTTCTGTATAGTTCGATATAGCCATTATCTACGAGCAATATAATATACTTTGTCGTTAATTGGGGCAAAGTTTGTTTGTGTTGCGCCTGCCTGTCCGGGATTGTATAGCCACATAGTTATAGCCTCGTTGGTGTAGTTCGTAGAAAAGCGTTATTAGGATCGTTAAGATACTTCTTCATTAACTTGTGATCTTTTTCTATTGCTCCGTTAGTTTCTTT